TAGAGAACATCAGGCTTTTGTAGATGATTATTTTAGAGTAATGGCAGAGTCTAAAGCTCAACATGAAGCATCAGTAAAGGCTGTAATAGAAAAACGTAAACAAAGAAAACAATTATTACATGATCTTTTTGTTTGGACTTCAGTAAGCGGTATAGGTTTAATAGTTTCTGCTGTAATAATTGCATTAGTTATTGCAATATTTAGATGACAGTAATGGCTTTTATGTTAGTTGTTATCATTAATGGTAACACACTAGAGAATGATGGGTGGTATTTTAGAAATATTTATCGTTGTAATACATTTGCTCATGCAGTAGAACATGGCAATGTAAGTCAATACGATAGAAGAGATAGGCAGCATAATATCTCAGCATATTGTGTGCCTGTAAACGTACCTAAAACTACACAGTTTTGGGATTAACACTTAACTAAATGGAGGTAATAAGATCTACAAACTATGATGAAATTTATACTTGTAATTATTTTAAATTCTGTTCCGCAATCAATTCAAGTATTTAATGATAGAGAGGAGTGTTTTAATACTGCTTCTCTACTTCAACAAACAAAAAGGATAGAAAGTTATTGTGTCCCTTCGGGGTTAAGTCCAATAGCAGAAATTCCTAAACGAGAAATGATAGGATAAAAATGCCAGCGAAGAAAAAGTCCAAGAAAAAAAAGTCTACTGTTAATAAAGCAGGGAACTACACTAAACCTACCATGAGAAAGAATTTGTTTAATAAAATTAAAGCGGGTTCTAAAGGAGGTAAGCCAGGTCAATGGTCTGCTCGTAAAGCTCAAATGCTTGCAAAGCAATATAAAGATAAAGGAGGAGGCTACACATAAAATAGAATTACGTTCATCCTAAACAGGACGGAAGTAGGCACATAATGCCGAAGGAACGCATTGATGAAGTTTGTCAATCTAACTGGAGGTATATTATGGGTAAATTCTATAGGGGTATACGTATGCAAGAAAAGAATCAAGAGAATGATAAAGTTGTTGAAGGTGGAATATACAGAGGAGTAAAACACTCTGGTACTTCTAAAGACTTTAAAATGAAATCAGGCTCTTATCGTGGAGTAAAGTGGAATGAAACAAGTTCAACAGAAAACAATAATAACGAAAAAGAAAATGGAAGTATTAGTTAAACAGCAAAAAGACAAAAGGCATAATCAATAATGGGCTTAAAAAAATCTCAAAAGTCTTTAAAAGCTTGGACAAAACAGAAGTGGCGTACCAAGTCTGGTAAAAAATCTAGCGAAACTGGAGAGAGGTATCTTCCCGAAAAGGCAATAAAGTCTTTATCTTCTAAAGAGTACGCAGCTACTACAAAGAAGAAAAGGGAAGATACTGCTAAAGGTAAGCAGCATAGTAAACAGCCTAAGAAGATTGCGAAGAAAACTAGGAGGCATAGGAAAGTATGAGAGAAGATTATAAAAAAGGAGGCAAGTCTAAACGAGATCCTAGACTAGCTAGAGCAGGAGTATCAGGTTTTAACAAACCTAAGCGTACTCCTAAACATCCTAAGAAGTCTCATATCGTAGTAGCTAAAGAAGGCGATAAGATTAAAACAATTCGTTTTGGTCAGAAGGGAGCTAAGACAGCAGGGAAACCTAAAGCTGGAGAGTCTGCTCGTATGAAAGCCAAGCGTAAAAGTTTTAAAGCAAGACACGGTAAGAACATTAAGAAAGGTAAAATGAGTGCAGCTTATTGGGCTGATAAGGTGAAGTGGTAATATGGCTATGGAAGATTTTTTTAATCTCACAGAACTACCAGAGACTAGTGTATTAAAAACAAATGCGGATGTTGTGTCTTTTATAGCAGAAGCTATAGCAGGATCAAAAGACTTAGAGTTATCTAAAGAAATGTTTGAGCTTCTTAATAAACATTCAGAAGTTGTTTTAGAAACAAGTCAAAGGATAATGTGTAAATCTAAAATGCATTTAAAATCAGTTAAATGATTGATCCTACATCATCATCAATGCCTGTAGGTACGTGGGCTAAACATAATAATACAGAAGTTGTTAGGTATGACCGTAAGCATGGAGAGGAGCATAGGCTTCAAACTGTGTTTAGAACTGTATACTATGAGTTTGCAGACGGTAGAGTAAATTTAAAAAATTACACATCTCAAAACTCTACAATAAACTTAACAGCTTAACTTACTTATAAAATATGTGGTTGTTTATAACTACTGTTGGAGTAAGTTCACTGGCCCAATAAGGGTCTTCAATGTAGTTAGCATGATACCACAAAGATCCCTCAGTAATATCCATGTCATCAAAGTTAAGTAATCTAAAAGCTAACACTATACTATCCAACCACGTTTCAGAGTCAGTAGGTATGTCGTGCTTTCCGTCACAGTACCAGCTAAACTGACATCTATTTCTAGTCTCCCCTCCCTGATAAACTACCTCGCATATCGTATGTGGAAACATACCATGATCTCTTCTGTTTATAGTAACTTGACCAACAGCAATGCGTCCTGCTAGTGGTTGATTACCTGCTTCAAAGTAAATATTCTTAGCTAGACAATGAGCTTCTTCATCTTGATCAAAAGCTTCAGCAGTTTTACAAGTTGTAAAAAGCAATATAAAACCTATGCAAAGTACAGCTAAATTATATTTAATATCTTTTTTCATTATAACTTTTAATCCATAAAGTAAAAAATAATAATATTAAAAAAGGTTGCACAACTACAAAAATTATAATGTTTGCTAGTTCATATCCCCAACCTGTTACTTGACCTATAACTTGTAAAACATATACACAAAAATTAAAAATATCGTTTATCATTTTAAAGCTGTTAACTCTTGTTCTAAAGTTTTATGAAGATTGAATAGTTTAGGTTCTAGTTCTTTTAAAACTTTTTCTACGTAACAACTATCAGGGTATTCAAATATTTCTTTTACTTTTTCTGCTGGTAGCTTACTGTACTCCGTCATTAAATTACCTTTCTTATCTATAAATACTTTAAATGATATTATGTTTCCTTCTTTCATACGAACTGCACCTTATCTATATTACCTCGTAGCCCAGCCTTCATGTATGTAGTAGCTCTACCTTCAAAAAAGTTTTGATGCTCTACTCCCAATACGTCATCAAGCCAGTTAAGAGGATTGTCTTTAACTTCGTAGTTAGGTTTTAATCCTAGCTGCAATAATCTTCTATCTGCTATGTACCTTATGTAGTCTTGCATTTCTTTCTTTGTTAGGCCCTCTATGTTACCCATCTCAAACACTAAGTCTAAGAATCTATCTTCAAGATCTACCATGTCTCTACATGCCTGATATATTTCTTTCTTAAAATCATCATTCCATATGTCTAAATTTTCATGTACAAACTCTCTAAATAACTTAGTCATGGCTTCTACGTGTAAAGACTCATCACGTATACTATAAGTTATTATCTGACCCATACCCTTCATGCGTCCGAAGCGTGGGAAGTTTAGTAGTATTATAAAGCTACTAAAAAGCTGTAACCCTTCTGTAAATGCTGAGTAAACTGCAAGTGCTTTAGCTATAGATTTTTTATCTCCTCGTGTAACTTTTACAGAATCTACATACTCATGCTTATCTGCCATAGCTTCGTACTCTGAGAATGCTTTGTATTCTACTTCAGGCATACCTACTGTATCTAGTAACAAACTGTAGGCGTGTTGGTGGATAGATTCCATGTTGTTGAATGCGCCCATCATCATACGAGCTTCTGGCTTCTTAAAGATACGCATGTATCTATCAACGTAACCTGTACTAACATCTACGTCTGATTGAGTAAACAGTCTAAAGATTTGAGTCAGTAAGTTTTTCTCATGCTCTTCTAAATCTTGCCAATCCTTAACGTCATTATGTAATGGTACGTCTTCTGGAAACCAGTGCATTTGATTTTGTTGTACGTAGTAATCAAACATCCAGGGGTGATCAAAAGGTTTATAGTAATCCCTATTACTCATTAGGCTCATCTATAATCTCCAGTGTTGCGAGTTTTTCTTCTGCTGCTGCTAGTTGTTCTATAAGACCATCAACTGTATCTACTATAGATGGATGATCTGCTACGCCTACTGAAGATGTAAAGTAATTATTAATATCTACTTTATATTTTTTAATTTCGTATTTATATTTTAATTCAAGAGCTTCTTTTATTTTGTTCATGTTATTCACCTTCCTTAACCATTGACGCTTTTATATTGTAGTAAGAAGTAAAGTTAATATCATAAGGACTAAAATTTTTAAAAGGTGTTTCCCAATCTAAATCTGACTTCATTAATTCATCATAAGAAATAAATTGTTTTGTCTCACTTATATAATACTTTGCATCCTTAACACTCATAGCATTCCCCCTAATTTATTATTTATTTCCCACAGTAAATATATTACTATGCCTAAACCTACAGCTAAGATTGTATGATACCATATCCATCTAACTTTATATATTCTTAACTCTAGCCTTCGTTCATCGTCAGCTAGTTTATAATAGTCTAGCATGTCTTTAATCCGTTTTATTAAATCAAATATGTTGTCTTTCATCTTTAGCTATAACACTCACATAACATTCTTGAACCTATCTGCTCACATATTTTTACTTGTTCATAACATTTAACATGTTCAGGTGACATGTAATCCCATTTACTTGGTTTGTAATTTTCTACAGCGCAACTAGTAAATAATAATGCAAACACTAATAAATTAACTTTCATATTTCACCATTTATTAATTATGTTAGCTATGATAAAAAAGCAAGTTACAAAATTAACTACAACAATAAAGGTTCTTAAAATTGCTATAGCATTATCATGCTCTACTGTTTTATCGTCACTAAAACTTCCTATGGTGTATTTCCAAATTGTCCAAGCCTTACCCTTCACAGCTAAGACACTCTATATTTTCTAAATTTATTCTAGGTATTTTTAAATTAACATTTTCAGTAGTTCTTGCAGCGTCTGATCTCAAGTAATATAAAGACTTGAGCTTAGTAGCTCCAGCCCAATGTACGCTATTAACATAATCAAGATAAAGATCATGGACTTCCTGCGCTTCCGCAGCCTTTGGAGGACTAAAGAAAAGGTTGACACTTTGACTTTGACAGATGTATTGTTGTCGCTGGTAGGCATGTTCTATTACCCATATCTGATTTATTTCTGGAGCAGTCTTAAATATTTCTTTTTCTTCTTCAGATAACTCTTTAAGATGCTGAATAGATCCCTCGTTAGCAGCAATATCCTTCCAAGTTTTTTCATTATTTATTCCTTTTTCTTCCAGAATTTCTTCAAGATATTTGTTTTTAACCTTGTAAGATCCTGTGAGAGTTTTGTGTGTATATACATTGGCCCTTGAAGGCTCAATCGAAGGAGAAGTTCCAGCGCATATAATACTGCTGCTGGCGTTAGGAGCAATAGCAAGAAGACATGAATGCCTAAGACCACTACCAGCCATGTCAGGAGATTCTCCACGTTCTTCAGCCAAGTACCTAGAAGCCTTTTCAGCTTGTTCTTTGATGTGTTTGAATGATCTGTTATTGAAACTACTGGCGTACATTCCCTCAAAGGGTAATCTAGAACGCTGTAGGTAAGAATGAAAGCCCATTGCACCAAGGCCGATTGCCCTTTCTCTATATGCACTATAAGCGGCTTTTGCAAAGCCTGTTTTATCTGGTTTAACATGAGACATAAACTCCTGTAAAGTTAACGCTGCTGTTTCTGGCTCTTGTTCTACAGCGTTGTCTATAAAATGTTGTAGTATATTATCAAGCATAGTAACTAGATCAGGAATAAAACTATAGTCATCTTTCCACTCATCAAAATATTCTAAGTTAACACTAGACAAACAACAAACGGCTGTTCGTTCTTCATCTGTAGGTAATGTGATTTCAGAACACAAATTGCTTTGACATATTTTTAACCCCATATCTTTTTGTTGCTGGGGCATTTCCTCATTGCATCTATCTAGATTTACTATGTACGGTTCACCTGTCTCTGCTCTGGTGTGTATTAGTTGGAACCACAGATCTCGTGCGGAAACAATCCTGGTTGCAAGATTGGACTTAGGGTCAACGAGTCTCCAATCGTCATCATCACGAACAGCAGACAAGAATTTGTCATTAATGGATACACCATTATGAAGATTAAGGCACTTACGGTTAAGATCACCGCCAGTTGTTTTACGCATGTTGATGAACTCTTCAATTTCTGGATGAGATATATCCATATATGCTGCATAAGAACCTCTCCTTGTGACTCCTTGATTAAACGCTAACATCTGACTGTCTACAACATGCATGAATGGTATGCTGCCAGTAGACTCAGAGCCGTTACTAGTAGATACACCATTACTGCGAACGCTCCCCCAATACCCACCGATACCTCCACCTGTGCTTGCCAGCCATATGTTCTCATCATAATGATCAGAAAGACCACGCCTTGAGTCAGGAACATAATTAAGAAAACAAGAGATAGGTAGACCACGCTTGGTTCCTCCGTTAGATAAGATAGGAGTGCTAAACATGAACCAATTATCGCTTGAGTAATTATATAGTCGCTGTGCAAGATCGAAATCAGTATGTCCTTTATAAGTTGCGCTAAATACAGAGGCCCTTGCAAAAGCTTCTTGAGCATGACTTTCATTCTCCCATAAATATCTATCTTTTAAAGTTTCTTTAGAAAACTCGTTTAGGTTATCTTCTTTATTGTAATCAATCTGAATCCCCAAGTAATCCGTTGTTCCAGTTTTTAATATCATCCAACCCTTCCTCTTCTCTTAGTTGCGACTTTTTATAGTTTTTAGTTTTAGCTTTATTTTTTGAATCTTTTCTCTTGTTAAATTTTTTAGTTCTTTCAGCTTTCCTGTCCCAAGTCATCCTCATTCTCCGTCCAGTATTCTAAAAGTTTGGTTTCATACCAAGCTGCCTTACGTTGATCGTCAATAGGAGATCCTTTGTACCTCATCCTCCATCTGTACTTTAACGAATTGCCACGTAAATAACCAACAAACTCATCAGGAGTAAGCATAGCTTCTATAGCCTCTATGCACTCAACCGCTCCTTGATTGTAGTGTTCTGGATTATTTATATTATCCACCATAGCACCATTAATAAGCTTAGAGTAAGTTGTACCAAGAGCAGTAAGCGCATTACTTTCAGCATGTTCTTTATTTCTTCTAGCATTCATCTCATTCCACTCTTGAGGTGTTGCGTCATCTATACTCATTGCATCTCCAAATTAATTTTATCATTACGTTTTTTAAAGTCTTCAGATTCTTTAGATTTTATATCAATCCAAGCATCAGGTATTGATTCTTCACTAAACCATCTAAATCCATTTGTTCCTGCCCACTCAGCATGAGATCTCTTAGTACCATCTTTTCTACGTTTAGCTCCAGGCATAGGCGCAGAAGGATTAGCAAAAAGAAATACTAATTCCATGTTTTTAGGTAAGTGTTTT